CTTAACCTATGGCTAAGTATTCGGATATAAAAGGATTTACAGTTCAAACACTGTCGACGGACACTGTTGCGTCTCAAGCAGCTGGTGGAGCTTGGGCTAGTGGTGGATCTATGCCTGCAGGTAAATATGTAGGATTAAGTGCTGGAACTCAAACATCAAATGTAATAACAGGTGGAGCTTCAGATCCCCCTGCAAATAGTAACCAAGTCAATACAACTTTTGAATACGATGGAAGTTCTTGGACCGCTGGTGGAGCTTTAAATACAACAAGATTTGCTGGAGGTGGTTTTGGTGCAACTAATACAGCAGCAGTTATGGCTGGTGGGTCTCGATCTCCTGGCAGTGCAACTGGAGGAGAAACAGAAACATATAATGGAACAGCTTTTACAGAAGTAGCAGATTTAAACCAAACTAGAGGAGAAACTTATGGTGGAGCAGGAACTAGCACAGCTGGAATAATTTATGGAGGTAAATCACCCCCTACCACTTTAAAAGCGAACGCTGAAAATTGGAATGGTAGTGCATGGACAGAAACAGGAGATTTAAACACAGCTAGAGGAGAGCTTTCTGGAACAGGAGAATCTTACACAGCAGCTATAGCTGTTGCAGGATATACTACAACAGCGGTTGATAATGTTGAAACTTGGGATGGATCATCGTGGACAGAAGTGTCTGAAATTAACACAGCAAAATATAACATGGGTGGCTCTGGAGGTTCACCTTCTTCTATAATTTTTGGAGGAAATATTCAGCCGGGAACTACTCAAACACAAACTGAATCTTGGGATGGAAGCTCTTGGACTGAAGTTTCAGATTTATCTACTGCAAGATGGGGTGTCGGTAAAAGTTCATACGGAACTAGTGCCTCAGCGTTATGCTCTGGAGGAAACAGCGGAAGTGAAGCTGTAACAAACACAGAAGAATGGACAGCACCTTCAACATTTAACCAAATACAAGAAGGACAATTATTTTTTAATTCAACAACAAACACTTTTAAAGAAACGATATCAGATATACCTGCTGCAACATGGGCCAGTGCTCCATCCATAAACACAACTAGGTGGGGTATGGGATCAGCAGCTAGAGGAACAGATGGAACAAATGAAAACGCATTGATTTTTGGTGGAGGAACACCACCCGCAGCAACAGCTTTAACTGAAGAATGGAATGGTTCTGCATGGTCAGAAGATAGTGATTTAAACACAGCTAGAAAAGATACGACTGGATTCGGAGCAACTTACACATCTGCTCTCTGCGCAGGTGGAAATGTTCCGCCAAGAAAATCAGAAACAGAAACTTGGAATGGTTCAAGTTGGACAGAAGTTAGTGATTTAAATACAGCAAGATCAGGATTAGGTGGAACAGGAACTGTCACATCAGGTGTTGTAGCAGGTGGACATGATGGGTCATCAGCCACAGGAAAAACAGAAACTTGGGACGGTTCTTCTTGGACAGAAACAACAGATTTAAATACTTCTAGATCAGGAGGAGCTACGTCAGGAAATTCTAGCACATCAGCATTACTTGCGGATGGAGCTGATACAAAAGTAGTTGAACAGTGGGACGGAACTTCTTGGACTGAGATTGCAGAATTAAATCAAGAGAGAAGTGATACATTTGGTGGAATAGGTAATGTAACATCTGCAATAGTTGCGGGAGGTTATTCACCTGCACCTATTAGTCCAGTGACTACAGTAAATGTTGAGCGATGGGATGGAACAAGTTGGACTGAAATAAATAATTTATCCACTGGAAGAGCTTCACCGGGAAGTCAAGGTTCTGCTACCTCTGCTATGGTTCAAGGAGGATATACTGCACCGGGAGCAGGAACGGGAACAACTGAAACATTTACAGTTGCTCTATCAAATAAAACAATTACAACGGGTTAATTATGGCAACGTATAAGGAAATAAAAGGCGTAACAGTACAAACAAGAGATGAAGATCCAACTGTAAATGCGGGAGTTTGGTCATCTGGTGGTAGTTTAAACACAACAAGACAGCAATCTGCTAATGGAACAACTGGAATACAAACTGCAGGAGTAGCATCTGGTGGTCAAGCTGGAGGCACTAGATACGGACAGACAGAACAATATAACGGTTCGGCTTGGACAGAAACAGGTGATTTAAATACAACGAGATCAGGATTAGCATCTTGCGCAACTTCTTACACAGCGTTAATAGTTGCTGGAGGAAACAGTCCACCAGTCAGGGCAAATGCAGAAAGTTTTGATGGATCGTCTTGGACAGAAACAGGTGATTTAAATACAGCTAGGAATCAGTTTTCTGGGGCTGGAACACAAACAGCAGGATTAGTTTTTGGAGGAAATCCAGGATCCACAGCCATAACAGAATCTTGGGACGGATCAAGTTGGACAGAGGTAGCAGATTTAAACGAAGCTGTGGGTGGTAACTCTGGAGGAGGATTACAACCAGCGGCTTTTATGGTTTATCACAATCAACATGAAGTATGGAATGGTAGTGCTTGGACAGAAACTACTGAATTAAATACATCAAGAACTCACCTTGCATCAGTAGGAATTACAACTGCAATTCTTTCGTTTGCTGGAGAAAATCCAGGTGGCACTGCACGATTAGCAAATACTGAATCTTGGGATGGTTCTAGTTGGACTGAAGTAAATGATTTATCAACGGCGGCGTATCTAAATTCAGGATCAGGGACAAATACTTTAGCATTAAATTTTACTGGTGATCCAGGACCAGGATCAGGAACAAATACATCAGAAGAATGGGCTTTCCCTTCAGGACCTCACTTAAACGAAGGTGATGTATTTTTATCTGGAGGCACAACATTAAAAGGTTTTGGAAAAGCGGCTGGAGTACCTAGTGGAAGTTGGGGAAGTGCTGCAAATATTAATACGGCTAGAGGAGACGGTATGTATGGTTTTGGAACTACGTCTGCTGCTGGTATTGCAGGAGGAGATGATGGGACACCTGGAGATAGTTGGGTTGGAAACACAGAAATATATAACGGTTCAAGTTGGACAGAAGTTGCAGATTTAAACACAGATAGATATTTCGCTATTGGTTCAGGAGGGACAACTACAGCGGCCATTGGCGTTGCAGGGAGAACAACAGCAAATATTGGTAATACTGAAACTTGGAATGGTTCAGCATGGACAGAGACTACAGATTTAAACACAGCTAGACGAGGTGTGTTATCTAGTCAACCACCATCAGCGCAAACACAAATTTTAGTTTATTCAGGATACACAACAACACAATTAGCAAATACTGAATCTTGGGACGGGACTTCGTGGACTGAACTATCAGATTTAAATAGTGGACAATACACGGGTGCTGATGGAGGAGCAGGACCATCTGATGCAATCGCTGCGGGAGGACAACCAGCCAGTCCAGGAGTACAATCTGAGTTTTGGAACGGATCATCTTGGTCAGAAGGAGCAGATTTAAACACAGTAAGAATTGAAGGTGCTGCTTCTGGAGCAACATCAACATCAGTTATTTATGGAGGTGGTAATAACCCAGGAGGCAGTGGTCTTGAGACAGTTGAGTATTATAATGGATCATCTTGGTCAGAAATTGCAGATTTAGCTGATGGTGGAAATGGTGCATCACACCATATCGGAACAGCGTTTGATACTTTTTTTGTTGGGGGTATTTCACCTACGACACCAAATAGCGCATCGAATTCCTCAGAGCATTTTACGGCAGATAATGCATTAGGCGATATAACTTTATCGTAGACTTGACCTTTATATAGAAAGGTATATAAAGATATTAGAAATGAATAAAGGAGATAGAATGTCAAAAGAAAAACGTAATATAGCTACCAAGCTAGAAACAGAGTCAAAGTATTTAACAAACATCTTAGATAAAGATGATGTTAAAAGATAATAAATATCCAACCAAAGCTGCAAAGTATTGGCAATCTGTAAGAGAACAGAACACACACTTTGAAAATTTAGTTCACCTATCATTTGATTCTAGAAAAAATGATGTTGAAATAAAAAAATTAAAACGTGATATTAAAAAAGAAAAAGATCCGTTAGAGAAAGAACTTAAGCAAGTAGAGCTAGAAGAAAAACTATATGCAAAAGCACAAATGGAACTTGTGGCTAAACATAGAATGAGAGAAGTTTCTCTTTGGTCTAAACTTAAAAAGGAATTTCATGATGGTTCATTTGACGACAGAGATGTGAACACGCACCAAGCTCAATCTTATTTATTAAGATTCCAAAGACAGAAAGAAACAATAACTCCTGGTACAACACAACCAGAAGTGTTTAATATACTTGGACAACTAGAAGCTTTAGAAAAAGGATTGAAAGAAAAAACACTATCTTTAGATAGTAAGAAAACTAAGAAATTAAAATGAAGTTCGATTTCGTTTATTTAGGTCAGACGGTTTTAAAATACCAGGTACCCCTGGAAATATTTGTAGGTCTTAATGAGATCTATGAAAAACGTAAAAAAGAATTACCAAAAGCAAATAAACAGTTGGTGGGTAAAATAGAAGACGAAGTTTCTTTATATTATACTGGTCCAAATAATGAAAAGATGCAACAACATAGTTTCTTACCACAAGACATATTAAAATGGTTTCATAGTGTCTTTGATCATTACACAGACTGGAACAAAATAGGTGAAACACAAAAAAATATAAACTCTGTTTGGGTAAATGAAATGAAAGCAAATGAATATAATCCTGTGCACATACATCAAGGTAAAATTTATACAGGTTTATCTTCTGTGATGATTATGAAATTACCAAAAGAGACAGGTGTAGAATACTCTGCCCCTGATAAACCTATGAACGGTAGACTACAAATTATAGGTGCAGCTAACGGTCAATTTGCTAAAACAGATTATTCACCAAATATGAAGATAGGAGACTTCTATGTTTTTCCTTATGATATGAGACACTGCGTATATCCGTTTAACGGGACGAAAGAAGTTAGGAGAACATTAGTTTGTAATGTTGATGTTAATTACAATCCTGTATCTTCTAGAACTGGATCGGGACAAAACGAATGATACCAAGAATGCCAAGATGGCAATCTTATGTTGCCACAACCACACAACCTATTTTTACACCACAGCAATGTAAGATGATTATTAATGCTGGTCATCAGTGCGCACCTGAAGAGGCAAAAGTTGGTGGAGGACCTAAAGGTCAATACGATACTAAGAAAAGAGTGACAACAATTTCTTGGATACCTTTTAATAAATTACCTGAAATGTACAAAGTTATTGAGAATCAATTATCTATTGTAAATTTAAATCATTTTTATTTTGATGGTGTAACACTCACAGAACCTGCACAGTTTACCGTATATCCTAAAAAAGGTTTTTATGATTGGCACATGGATTTAAATGCTTTTGGTCAAGACGGTCAAAATCCAATTAGAAAAATATCTATGACTTGTTTGTTGTCAGATCCATCAGAGTTTACAGGTGGAGATCTTCTCTTTTCAGAAATGGGTGATAACAAACCACTGCCCTTGAAACAAGGACAAGCAATATTCTTTGCATCATTCTTAAGACACAAAGTTGCACCTGTTAAAAAGGGGGTTAGAAAATCATTAGTAATGTGGTTTGGAGGACCGCCATTTAAATGAGTCAACTTAAAAGAAAGATATTATTTCCAACTGCTGTTTATTTTAAAGATTTACCCAACGCAAAAGAACTTAATAAATATTTATTTAAAGAAATAAAAAAGTGGCGAAAGGCAGATTCTGAAGGAGAAACAAAAACAAACTCTGGTTATGGCTGGCATAGCAAAACAGATATGGATAAGAGAAAAGAATATAAACCACTTATTGATGAATTATTTAAAATGGCTTACGAGTGTAATCAAGACTATGGTATTACAGGTAAATTAGGACTTGGTAATATGTGGGCTAATATTAATCCTACCTACAGTTATAATAAAACACATACACATCCTAACTCTATGTGGTCAGGTGTATATTATATTAAAGTGCCAAAGAACTCAGGTAAGTTATTTTTAGAAGATCCTAGACCAGGACCTAATACACATATGCCTAGAAGAGTAGATAATTTACCAGAACAATTATGGAGAGTATGTGCTTATGAACCTGTAGAAGGGCGTATGATATTCTTTCCATCTTGGCTGCCGCATGGTGTAGACATAAACATGAACACAGAAAAAGGTGAAAAGAATTGGAGAATATCTGTATCTTATAACTTTATACAAATATGATGTGTAGAACATATAAAAATATTTTAAACAAAAAACAAAGAGAGAAAACATTAAAATTTGTTAAAAATAGTGTAACACATTTAGAGGGATACCCAGAACTACAAACAGAACCTAATATGCATTTAAAAGATGAGATGAAAGATTTTATAAAGGCAACAGTTAAATATGTAAAACCTTACAAAATAAGTAAATGTTGGGCTCTTTGTTCACAAGGAAAATTTATAGGTTGGCATAAACATTTAAATGCTAGATATTCTTTTGTTTACTATTTAGTGAATCCAGACAAAGCAGGAACAATGTTTTTAATAGATGAAAAATATGGTAAGATTGAATATGCTAAAGGAGAAGAAAATAGCTTAATAAAATTTGAAGGGTATAAAACTCATTCTCCCCCCAACACACATAAAAAAACCAAAAGGTATACAATAGTATTTAACGTAGTATGAGTTTTAAAAAGAATAAATATCAAGTTATACGTGGTGCCATATCAAAAGAGGTAGCAGACATAGCTTATATGTATTTACAAATATCAGCAGAAGCAGATAATTGGATGCTAAACAATAATGTAACTCATGCTGGCAATAAACTTATAGGTAATTTTAAGGATAGTCAGGTTCCAGGTTCCTACGCTAAATATAGTGATAGATTAATGGAAACACTGTTAGTTAAGACCATAGACGTTATGCAGAAAAAGACAGGACTTAAACTGGTACCTACTTATTCTTATACAAGACTCTACAGAAAAGGTAATATTCTAAGAAGACACAAAGATAGACCTAGCTGTGAGATATCAACCACATTAAATCTAGGTGGAGATAACTGGCCTATATTTATCGATCCTACGGGGTCTGACAACGTCATAGACGAGCATAAAAGCATACATAGGCCTGGAGCACCCAAAGGTGTAAAAGTAGACCTAAAACCAGGAGATATGCTTATTTATTCTGGATGTGAGTTAGAGCATTGGAGAGAGCCTTTTCAAGGCAAATTATGTGGTCAAGTATTCCTGCATTATAATCATGCAGACGGAAGGTTTGCAAAGACCAATTTGTATGATAAAAGACCTATGCTAGGAATAGTCAAATAACGTTGAACATCAACGCAATCTAATATAATCTGGAGATCTATGCTACAAAAGATAGGGTTTCAACCTGGTATAAATAAACAAATTACTGCGACAGCTGCAGAGGGTCAGTGGATAGACTGTGATAATGTCCGTTTTAGGTATTCTACACCTGAGAAGATAGGTGGCTGGAAACAACTAGGGGCTGATAATATCACAGGTGCAGCAAGAGCCTTACATCAATTTACAAATAGTTTAGGACGAAAGTATTCTATCATAGGATCAAACAGAATATTATATGCTTATTCAGGTGGTGTATTTTACGACATACATCCTATTAAATCTACAAACACATTATCAAACGCATTTAGCACGACTAACGGATCAACAACGGTCACGATAAACTTTTCTGGTGATCATGGTATTACGGCAGGAGACATCGTTTTATTAGATAACTTTTCATCTATTACAAATTCAAACTTTGGTGCATCTGATTTTGATGACATAAGATTTATGGCAACCACTGTGCCATCATCTAACACGATTACAATAACAATGCCATCAGCAGAGACTGGATCTGGAGCCAGTGAATCAGGTGGTATTAGAGTTCAACATTATTACAAAGTAGGACCTGATGTACAGTCACAAGGTTTTGGTTGGTCACTTGGATCTTGGGGTGGGACAGAGGTTGGAGCTTTTACAACAGTTCTATCCTCAGACATAAATGCATCTACGACAAGTATTACATTAAACGATGCATCACAGTTTCCTAGCTCTGGAACAAACTTTATACAAATAGGTACAGAAGAAATATCTTATACTGGTATATCAACAAACACCTTAACAGGTGTAACAAGAGGTGTAAGAAATACCACAGCGGCAACACACTCTGCTGGAGCAACAGTAACTAATTCATCTAGCTTCGTAGCATGGGGTGAAGCGGCATCAGGAGACTTAATCGTAGATCCTGGTATGTGGTCCATTGATAACTTTGGTGATAAAGCCATTTGTTTAATTGTTGATGGTGAAGTATTTGAATGGAACTCAGCGGCAACCGATGCAACAAACTCTAGAGCAACTATCATCACTAACGCTCCAACTGCATCAAGACACATGCTTGTATCTACACCGG